CTGAGGCTGGACTGGCCACATTACTTGTAGTAAAAACACTATTTGTAAAAATACTTGTAACGGCACCTTGAACAATAGTTGTGGTGGCAACAGTATTGGCATTTAATGCTCCAGTAGTGATTAATCCAGCAACTTGTAGGTTTCCACCAATTTGTGCATTTTGTCCAACAATTAAATTATTACCAATGCTGGCACCACTACCAACAAATAAGTTACTGCCTATTTGGGCACTTGATCCAATGAATAAATTGTTACCAATAACTGCACTACTACCAACAGATAAATTACTGCCTATTTGAGCATTCTGTCCTACATATAAATTGTTACCAATGGTAGCATTAGTACCTACTGTAAGATTATTTCCAATAACAGCATTATCACCAACACCTAAATTATTACCAATACTTATAATATTACCAAAACGTGCATTGCCAGTATTACCATTGAGCCAAAAACCAGGGCTTGAAAAATTATTAAGTGTAGCACCTTGGCTTACTACTGTGTTTACAGTAATGGCATTGGCGGCCAATTGATCAGCGGTAATTGATCCTGCAACAATACTACTACCTTGAATAGTATTGGCCTGAACTAAATCACCTGTGATAGTGTTGGCCTGAATTAAATTACCAGTAATTGTTCCTGGAACAATCAAGTTACCTGTGATAGTATTTTGTGCTACCAAATTACCTGTAATGGTATTCAAGGCAATTAATGTACCTGTTAATGTTTGGCTTTGAACCAGGTTACCAGTAATAGCACCAAGAGCAATAGTAGCATTTGTTAAACTACGATCTGCAATTTGTAAGGCTGTAAGAGTGCCTGGTTGAACATTATTTCCAGTAATAGTATTTGCCGCAATAGAAACATTGGTTACTGCTCCAGGATTAATATTGTTTGTTTGTACAATACTATTGGCTAAATTTTGTAAATAAATTGCTGTGTCATCAACAACAGGCAAATATCTTGTACTTGGTGCTGTTGTACCAATAGCAAAATAAACTGTGCCACCACCGCTGGGTGTATAATATAAATGTTTGGTTGTGCCAAATCCACCTGAAACCTGATACCAACTATAATCTGCTGGATTACTACTAATGGTACCTGTGCTGGTATTATGTACACCATAATATAATTTACCAGCACTATTGCTACTAAAACCAATGCTACCTGTGGCATTGTTGGCATACTTAATGTTTACATAATTGTATAGATAACTAATGGTACCTTGTGTTATGCTTTTTAATTGTCCAGTAGTTGAATTTGTTGTTACTACATTGGCATTGGACAATACATTTGCTACAATAGGAATAATTACGTTGGCATCAACGTTGACTGTGCCTAAATTGGCCAAGGCATAGTTAAGGCTGGATACAATATCGCCTTGGCTACTGTTAACATCTAAAGCAAAATTGCTCATTAATGGGTATCCTGTACAACTGTTACTTGCCAGTTAGCGGCACTTAATTGCCACGAATCTGTAGAACTTGTATTGCCTACTTTCATTGTAATTACACGATATTCATTTTGATCAATTTGAACCCAAGGATTATCTGTAACTATTGGCATAATTACTGTGGACTGATATGTAGGAGGACTTGCTACACTATTATTACCACCAATGGTAATTTGAATATTGCCTGTGCCATATATTTCTGGAAGTACACGATGTACTAATACTGAAGCACTATATGGTTGTCCATAACTGATATTATTACGTTGGAATAAACTTGTAATTGAACTGCCTAAAAAAGTTGTTCCAATATCTTTTTGTACTAAATTTTGATTTGTATTGTATGTACTATAAACAACACCACGTGTGGCCAAATTAATATTGCCTGATAAAATACGTGGACTTTCTGTTGCCATAGTTGCTTGGCTTACCTGACGTGGAGGTTGCCATACTTTTAAATCATAACGATATGCCAACATCTGATTACAAAAACCAGTTGATGTTAAATCAGGATAATAAATTTCAATTTGATATTTGCTGGTATTATTAATCATAAAAATTTGATTGGTATAAGCACTATTCAAATTTGCATAAAAATAATTTTTAACTGTTTGATCTCCAATTGGAGTAAACGTTCCGCCATCAAACATCCATATGTCGCGAGCATCAACACCATAGGCAACATTGTCAACAACAGCCCAACAATTTTCATTAATCATACCGCGACCTTGGCTGACAACTTTGATGCCAAACACAGGTGCGTAACTTGATTGATATGCAATAGGACTCATCAATACTGTGTCCCAGTAACTGCAAATATAAAAATTGCCATTTAAACTAAAACCATCAATGATAGGTCCGCGAACAGGAACTTCTAATTCGTTTGCCACGTTAGTTATAGTTGGTGCCCAAGTTGTTGGTCCTGCATTAAGACCAAAGTTTTGACTCCAACGAATTGTTGTTGGTAAATTTTGTATAGTGCCAGGTGTGGGTGTTGCTACATTGGCCGCGATGGTACCTGTTAGATTACCAGCAACCAATAGTGCTCCTAAGTTTGGACTATTGTAAACACGCAAAAATCCTGCTGTTAGACTTGAATATAATGGTGTGGTATTACCAGATACATCATAACCTACATCATAATTCCAAACATAGTTGTAAGGAGGATTATCATATAGATATAACAAATTATTATCTGGTAATAAAAACATTGGTGGATTAAGTTGATCGTTAATAAACAATACATTACCATTCCAACTGGCTGTAATTACTGTGCTGGAATTATATCCAGAAAAATTACCCAAGGGCGGAGTAATGTTGGCAATGTCGCCATTTTCATCTATGGCATACCAAACACCTTGTTCAGTAGCAACAATCCACCAATAAACATCATTGGCACGAAATCCTGAAGTAACAAATATTTGATTACCAGTAATGTTGGCCAAAATATATTGATCACCTAATACTGATTTGATTGAACGCACATCTGTTTCTACGTTTTGACCAAAGTTATATTCATTTGCTCCCAACGAACTTGATGGAACATCAGGAGTAAATGTCATATTTGTAAAAGGCGTTTTAACTGTTTGCATTGGCATTATATATTTTCCTTAAACTGCTGAGTTATCAGATACATAACTCCAACGTGTATTAGTACTATCCCAAAAAGCCAAACGTCCGCCTGGCGTAGAATCTATAACAGCCACGATTTGTCCTACTGATCCTGTATATGTTCTTAATGGACTAGCAGAATAGGTTGATACCTGGAAGAATGTATTTGCACCATTTTGTATAGTATTACCAGCAAGGTTAGTAACTGAACCTGGTTGTCCAATGGTAATTATTGGCGTACCACCAGTACTACCAATTTGAATAGTTTTACTATTAATAGTAGTAATAGAACTTACACCACTATTACTAATTAATACGTTACCATTGGTTTGTATTGTTGTTTGTGCGTCTTCGTTTAATAAAGCATAGGCACGCCAAGCACCGTTGGTTGAACCTACACCAATAGTAGTACCAGCCCAACCAGAATAGGTATGTACCATAACGGCATTTTGAACGACGTTGTTTGCACTGAATCCTGAAAAACTTGGACTGATACCACGCATATATACAACGTTGGCTTGACCAGTTCCTGGAGTAGTACCAGTGGTATTCATAGTATGGAATGCTACTAAACTGGTTGCATATTGAACGTTGGCTATGTTGCCAGATCCAGGGGTAATAAATGTACCATATGCACCACCAACCACAGGACCTGCACTACCAGACCCGTTAAGGTTAACAAATCCATTAATACCTGCTAACGTTGTAGCATTCTGACTATTTGTATTCATTTGACCCCAAGTTTTACCACTAAGGGGCACGTCTAAGATAGCATTAACACTACGAACACGATCTTGGTTGGCCATTGTGTTGGCAGTAACAGGAGTCACAGTCATTGACATTACTGTGCCAACAGTATTACGGTTTTGTGATCCATAACCATAACCAGATTGTAGGGCTATGTTGCTTGATACCGCTAGACCAACCGTCTGGCTTGATGTTGTAACAATACTTGTACCACCTGTAGTAGCATTGGCCACAGGTGGTTGTTGCACTACACCTGCTGTGTAAACAGGTGGATATTGCAAATATGCTGAATAGGTATTGTTAACAATACTAGCATCTGGTGTGCTTAAAGGATAAGCATTGGCAAATGTTCTTAAATTTACTGAATCATATAAAATATTACCAGCAAGATTGCCTGAGAATGAACCACCACCTCCACCTGATGTAGCATTAATTGTAACAACACCAGTTCCACCTGCGGGACTAATAGTTACGTTAGTACCAGCAACAATTTGTGATACACCACTTGATCCACCTGTTGAATATGGTGTGCCATTGGCCCAGAAATAACCATTGGTACTTGTAATATTGGCTACTGTGGTTTTGACACCAATGTTAAATGTTCCACTGTTAGAAGTATTACCGTGGAAGCGAGCAACTTCTGAGTTAGCGTAGAATGATCCAACACCAAAGACAATATCATTGTAACTGCCAGCATAATCTGTGGCCAATACCAAATTACCACCAACTGTTGCATTAGCACCTGAACCAAACAAGTAAGCATCGTTTGCTTTGGTAATTGAGTAGTTAGGATCATTAAACGCATCGCCAGTAAATCCTACGTCTGCCCATCCGTGGTCATTTGTTGCACCAGGATAATTGTTACCATATGCAATCCAGTCCGCTGAACCTGTATTGGTACGATTTTGTATAGCGGCCTGTGCGTATGTTGAGCCGTTATCAACAGCAACAATAGTTGGAGTTGTTAAGTTTAAATTTAATGCGTTGGAACCAACATACAAGTTGTTGCCAACATAAGCATTGCCACCAATACTTGCACCACCTGAACCAGTTAATACTAATGCACCTGTGGTTGTTGTAGTTGTATCTGTACCACTGGTAACAACAAGGTTGCCACCGTATGTTGTTACACCAGTTGTTGATAATGTTGTAAAGGCACCTGTATTTGGTGTACCACTACCAATTGGGCCTGGTGTTAGTAAATATGCGGCCACGTTAGCATTACCGTATGTACCTGTGCCACCACCAGTGTTGGTAATAGTAACTACACCAGTACCACCACTTGGACTAATACTGATACCAGTACCAGCAACAATCTGACTTACACCAGCACTAACACTATTGCCATATGGTGTACCATTGGCCCAGAATATACCAGCACCTGCTGTGGTTGGCAACCAAATTGCACCTGATGCCGCTGTGCCTCCAGATGGGCTAACACCGCCCAATGCTAAGTTATTTGCTACATACACGTCACCTGGTGTATTTAATGCATAAGATGTACTGCTGTTAGGTCCTCTGCCCGCATAACCAAAATCAAATCTTGCTCCACTTGATGTAATAAGAATAGTTGAACTAGGACTTGATCCATACATTTGCAAACTTGCGGTAGATCCAGCACTTAGAGTAATGTTATTATTACTGTTTAAATTTAATGTTCCACCAAAAAATGAACTTGAACTAGATGTAATATTAATATTACCAGCAGGATTATCTAAATTAACTGTTGACGCATAAATTGATCCACCATAGACAGGCAAATATTGTGCCACTTGTGTATTGCCATATGTACTACCACTACCAGTACTATATGCCGTACCATTAGACCAAAACACACCAGTGGTTGTAACCAATTTGTTAACTGTTGCTGTGCCTGATGTTGTAATATTACCAATAGTAGCATTACCAGTTACTAATAAAGAACCAGTAGATGTTTGATTGGTAGTTGATGTATTATTGGCTGTTAGGTTGCCTGATGTTGTAATATTACCAGTAGTAGCATTGCCAGTTACCAATAAAGAACCAGTAGATGTTTGATTGGTAGTTGATGTATTATTGGCTGTTAGATTGCCTGTTAAAGTCAAGTTACCATAATATTGATTGTTGACAGGAACAGTTTTGTTGACTAAGAATATTCCATTAGGACTATTATTATAAACAACGGTTCCAACTTTAACAACAAATCCTGTAGGTGGTTGTGTGTTTTGCACTTGACCAGCACTATATGGACTTAGATATAAGGTATCGCCTACTGAGAATGAGCCCATTGAGACATTGGCAACAAGACCAATTGTAACAACACTACCTACAGTACCAGCAGGAATATTTTGATTGGCCACACCTGCTATTTGACTAGTAGAAATGGTGTTGGCAATGGCAGGTGCCACGTTGGGAGTCGTTCCAACAGAACCACCTGTCAAGTAAACAGGCACACCTTGGTTAATAGTGCTGGCTGTTCCATTGTAAACGTTGAATTGTAGTTCTTGACCAACGTTGACTTCGTTGTTGGTTATGCTGTTGTAATAGGCCAAACTGTCTTGAGTACTATCATACCATACAGCACCTTTAGCATACGTAGGAGCACCAACGCTACTATAATTTGTATAGGCCTGAATACCAATGTTGGCAACAACAATGTTGGCCGCAATTAGGTTACCATAGAATGTGCCATTGCCAGGTAATATGACATTGCCAGCATACACGTTGGCTGTGGTGCCAATTGGTGTAGAGATATTACTTGCTAGATAACTTGCAACGTTACTATTACCATAAGTTGAACTGCTACCTGTTGAGTAAGGTGTGCCATTGGCCCAAAGTATACCACCATTATTAACAACAAATGTATTGGCTGTAATTTGTGGAGGAACTGCTTGTGTTACAGTATATTGAATGGCTATTAAACCTGATGTACCTGAAGTGGGAGTAACTACACCGTGGCCGCCTGTACCGCCAATACCAAATTGTCCAGATCCCGCAGATCCAGTTGATGCTATACCACCACCGCCACCACCAGGGCCAAATGGTCCTGCATAATATAAACTAGCAATATTTGATGGTACACCATTGGCACCATTACCACCTGCTCTAGTAATAGCACTAGTTCCTGTACCAGCTGAACCGTTGGCTAATGTTGATGAACCACCGCCACCGCCAACACTAACGTTACCACCTGTACCGCCACCATTGGGAATTCCTGTAATACCACCAGGGCCAGCACCAGTACCTACAAAGCCAGCACCACCTCCACTACCACCAGTTACAGTATAAGTGCTAAATGTTGATGATCCGCCTTGTGATCCATTGCTGGCGGTAGTACCACCACCTGCTCCAATGGTTAATGTATAAACAGTATTTGGTGTTATAGAAGCATTATTAATAATTAATACATTACCACCTGCACCACCTGCACCAGGTTCGCCACTAACTACTGCACCACCGCCACCGCCACCACCAACCAATAATATGTTAGCGGTAATTACACCACCCAATGGAGCTTGCCAAGTATATGTTCCTGCGGAACTGTATACTACAGTATTGGTATAAGATATTGTGCCAATGTTGCTACTTAAAAATGCAAATGCCGCGGCAACGTTGCCAGGCATTGTGTTATTGATACTATCAATTTGTGATTGTTTAGCAATACCTGTTAATTGACTACCATCACCATATATGGCTGTACCTGTACCAAGATAAATGTTACCACCAGATCCTGCCAAGGAGGTAGTGTACATTTGGCCTGTGGTACCACTTAAATTAAAATAACTGCCAACATATAAATTTGCTGATGATACACTAACGGGGCTATTAATTTGCATTTTGGCCGTTGTGCCAGTGTAGAAGTTAACATATACGTTACCTTCAATCATTGCTGTAGGTTTACCTAACGTACCATAATTTGAAATGTTATTGATAAATGCACCTGGTCCTACCCATAATCCACCTGGTGTTAATACGTTACCAGTTAAATTTAACTGTGCTGGTGAACCATCTGCTTGTGATTTTGGACTACCAGATGTAACGTTGGTAGCACCAATATCAACATAGGTATATCCAGAAATGTCGTGACCATTATTTGGCTGAATTGTAAATACAGGACCTGGACCATAACTACCACCACCTGGGCCACTTGTGCCTCCATTACCGCCATCAATTTCTAATTTACCTGAATAATATGGATAACCGCCAACGTTGGTACCATAAGCACCAATGGTTACTGTGTTGGCTTTTATATTGCCCTGAATAGTATTACCTAATAGATATGCCGCTGTGTTGGCATTGGCACCTGTTGCTAAACTATTAAATGATACGTTAGCATAAGTTTCAAATGCACCTAAATTGGCCTGTGTTGATATATTGTTAAGATATAATGTGCCAACGTTGGCATTGATAGTACTAAATTGTACGTTAGCGTAAGTTTCAAATGCACCCAAATTAGCATTAATGCTTGCAATAGAAGCATTTGAAGCAAAACTTGCATTGGCATAAGTTTCAAATGCACCAACATTGGCATTAATTGTATTGATACTGGTTTGTTGACTTGCCGCATTGGCATTAGCATAAATTTGATAAGCACCTAAATTGGCTGATATAGTTTGTATTTGTGCATTTGACGCAAAACTTACATTAGCATAGGTTTCAAATGTGGATAAATTAGCATTAATAGCATTGATTGTTGGATCTGTGCCTGCGGCTAGATATGCCGTTACGTTGGCATTACTATAAACACTACTTTGGAATGGTTGACCATTGGCCCAAAAATATTGTGCAGAATAAACACCCTGACCTGCAACGACATTGACATTGGTAGAGATATTACCACCAGCATTAATATTGCCGTGAGCACCAATACCACCATAAGAAATAATAGCACCTGTATTACTGTCTATGCTTGGAGTTGTAGCATTGGCTACAATATTTGTATATGTTGTTGTAACTATGTTGGTATTACTGTAGGTAATGTTACCATAAACTGTTAAATTTTTACCAACAGTTAAATTAGCGGTAACAGTTTCGTTTGTAGTTGTTATGTTGCCTGCTGAAATATTGCCAGTGTAACTACCTAAATAGGTTGGCAAATAACCAGGAGCCCACGCATTTACATAAGCCGCGGTATTTGCATTTGTATAAACTTGACTTTGTAAAATAGCCACATTGCTGGTCAATCCAGCAATAGTTGGATCACCAGGTAGATAAGTTGCTACGTTACCAACTGTAACAGAAGTTACACGACCTTTAGCATCAACTGTGATAATAGGAATATTGCTATTAGAACCATAGGTTCCTGGAACTACAGATACGTTTGCCAAAGTTGCGGTAATAGGTAATCCAGTAGCACCATATGCTATTACGTCACCAATTAATTGTACAGTACCGCCGCCGCCACCACTTACGTTAGCAAAAGCCTCTACTGTGCTATAGCCAGTATTTGGATCCAATTGAAAATAAACTGTACCATCATTGCTTAGTAAATTTAATAATTGTTGTGCGTTTGTTAAAATTGGGCTTGCACCTGAATTGATGTACAATCCTGGTGTGTCGCTTACGGCTACGTTGGCATTACCTGTGAATCCATACAGACCTGGCATATCTTAATCCTTAATTATCTCGCTGTGTAGCGTCTATCTTTACGTGGTTGGAAAATTGAAGTCAAACGATTATGACCACCAGACCACTTGCCTTTGTTGTTTTGATCTTCAACCGTATCCCAGGCAAGATTATATTTGGCCAACCAACCGTTAGCATCATCAGGCATTTTGCGTTTTAGATAGTAATTGTGTAGAGTGCCATATACATAGCCCTCTGGAAAACTTTGTAAAACTACGTTAGTATCTACAGTAGAATTATCACTTGCTGTACTAAACAAGAATGGCCAAGTAGTAAAATAATACATATTGATCACTGTGCCTTGTGTTAGTCCTGGTAAGAATTCATATACCTGACCAACTTCACTAAACTTACCACGATATACTTGTGGAATGTTCATTGGTTTCAAATATAAATTTTCAATCATTTGATCGCCAATCATATCGCGATCGCCAATACGATCATAAACAATCCAAGGACCGCCTGTTGTTGCTACACCAGGGCTTGCACTTGTTAAGCCTTGATTAAAAAATAAGATTGGACGATTCATATCAGCAGGAATAGGAACAAAACCGTTCGCATCTGCTACACCAAATGTATTGTATGGATTTGTACGTAATGCTGGTAATTCAATATTACGCATCATTAGTTCAGTCAAATAGATACATTGTTTAATTTCATCATTGTTGCTTGATCCTGTCCACTGTTGAACATATTGAACTAGATCTGTCCCTGATGTAATTGGGAATAAGTTGCTCATACTCTATGGCCTTTAAAGAATTTCTCTGAACCAACTGGGTTTGGATATGGAACTTCAACAGGGATTGGCAACTTGCCGCCTGGATAACATACAAACGCATTGTATTCTGTTTCTACTACCTTGTAAAACTGTGCCTTTAAGGTACGATCACGTTTGATCGCGGCCCAAGGCATACCACCAAAATACTTATTACTAATTTCAAAACTCATTACTTCAGGTAATTCCATCCATTTGTAACCCAACTTGCCATCTGGCATAATAGGTGCTAATGGATCAATGAATCCTGCTTCAGCACGAGAACGATATTCCTTACAATGTTGCATAATAGCAGGAACGTTCATTTGTTCGCGTGTCAAATACATCTTGCCGTGATCACGGCCAGTGGTAACTTTGATGTTTTTGCTTAAATTGTAATCAGTACGTGACCAATCACCTTTAAGTTGTTTATATAATGTGTCGTTTTGTAATAAACGATCAGCAATTCCATTATCAGTGGTAACTAAACCACCTTTATCCCAACGATGTGCGTCTTGGTTAAACTCTGGATCTGGCCCATCAAGTTCTGACTTATCGTGGTAATTATCAAATTCATTGTTAGTAGTCATATATCTATTTATGGCCAAAGGAAAAGGGCTCCTAAGAGCCCCTTCCATATCATAAAATCTAAATTAATTTAGATTAGAATGATGTTGCGTCCCACGCATTTAAACGACCTACATAAGTTGTAGAACGTACTGCACCAGTAGCAACAGAAGCACCAGAACTGCTGATGTCGTGTAGAACACCAACACCTGCTGGGTTACGTACAATCAATGTACCTTCTAAGATGAACTGATCTAAAGACGCATCAGCGTTAGAGAACACTTCATTGTTAGGACCTAGATCACGTAAACTACCCCATTGCAGAACTTCTTCATTCAAGAAGTAGATCTGATTACCTACACCAACTTGATCCATAATCCAAGAATCAAAAATCTCGTATGTGTAGTTGAAGTCGCCTTCGTATGTAGCGATTGTGTCGCCACGCTCACTGTTTACACGGTTGATACTACGACTTGTAGGCATTGTATCAGATAAGTGTGTACGTAGTGATGTTGGGCAAACGATTGTGCGAATCTTCGCATTGAAACGTTGCTCTGCTGTTGTAACTAATTGCTTATACAAACTAGGAGCAAATTGTTGCAAACTAGATGTGTAAGAATAATAGTTAGAACCTAGACCTTCACCATTGTTTGTACCAGCAACACCACCAATGATCAAACCAGAAGTTGGAGTGATTGTGTCTGTGTTTTCTGCGTTATAAACTGTGTAGAAAGTACCAGTTGGGTTGAAACTGTGTGTGCCAGCGAATGAATTCAATGAACCCATACGACGACCAGTTTGTGGACCATATGTTGTTACTAATGATGGAGGTGTTCCAACAGAAGTTACAGGTGGTGTAGAACTAACAGCGGCATAAGCACTTTCAGTAACATACTGAACGTTACCTAATTGGTTACCAGTTACAGCATTAACATAAACGCTGTTTGTAGCACCACTTAATACAACACCAGCATTACCTGTTAATACACCGTTGGTAATACCAGTAGTAGAACCAATAACGTTACCTGCCATACCAACAGCAGAACCTGATTGACCACTATACTTTGTACCAATTTGGTCAGCACGTACGATCTGTGCTTCAACGTCAAACATTAATTCAATTAACTGTTTAACTTCTTGGTATGCTTGTGGATCTCCACCAGATTGTTCAACAGCACGTGCTGTGCCAGTAGCACCAACAACTGTACTGAAAATCTGTGTGTAGTTACCTAAGTTAGCACGTGATTGGCCTTCTACCAATGCACCACTAACAGCGGCACCTTCTTGGTTCGCTTGAATTGCTGGTAAACGATATACGTCGTTTGTCCATAATGGTAAAGTTGAAACAACTTTACGCTTCTTTGCCATACACATATTTAGAACTGGGGTATCGTCCTTAACACGGTTGGATACATCTAAGTCTAAGTCTTTAACAACGATATCAGTTTGATAACCTGTTGTACCATTGCCAATGACTGCGGTTGAGTTATAACCTTGGGCTGCCATAATATTTCTCCTTTAATTTTGGCTTTCTTATCTTCGTTTCGCTCTAATTGCTTGCAATTGGGCTACTAGTAAGTTGTCTGCGGCTTTTGTATCGCCACGCTTGGCTTGTTCGCGAAGAGTAGACATATTATCCTGCTGACGGCCTGGATTAATGGAACCTGCGGTCTTGCGTGTAGTTAGTGCGGCAATGCTGTTACCAGCGGCTTTCGCCTTGGGACGATCGCGATACTTTAGACCATCTCGTATCAAGGATAAGATATGCTCATCACTTGTTACTAGGTCTAAGTTATCAACACCAGGAACCAATTGATTCTTAGCGGCTGACCAACCCTTACTTACCTTTTCGCGAACTTCATCATAGATTGCCGCATTACGTAATTCCTTGTCTTGGAATTGTTTACGGTTACTATCAAGAATCTCACGAACTTGATTACTACGCAATTGATAAAACTGTTCCAGATTTGGCTTTAGACGATTGATAGTTTGACCAATTTGTTGTAGGTATCTATCATTCTGTTGCATATTAGCCTGTATCTGAGCCTGTTGTACAGGATCTTGAGTACGTGCTAACTGCTCTCTAAAGGTATTCTGATACTGTTGTACCTTTATTACCTCATCGTACGCCTTCTGTAATTGAGGACGTACTGTAAATTCCATTGCTAACATTAAGCCATCAGTCTCAGCCTTTTTGTTTGTGAGATACTCATCAAACTCAGCCTTCTGAATCTTTAATTGTCTTGCTTCTTCACTAATTGCGGCACCTTGACCTAGGATAGCGGCGGCTTTCTTAGCGTCTATTTCAATTTCTTTGCCATTACGCATAAATTTAAATTTAGCGTTAGGATGAGTTTCTGCAAACTCTAAGAAATCAATAACTTCTGCTTGAGTTGAATCTGGTTCACTTACCTCTTCAGGGGCTACACCTTCTTCAATGCCATCTTCATTATACTCTGCTTCTGGTTCTGCAACTTCTGGCTCATTCAAATTGGTATCGCTCTCAGGCGTTTCTTCCTGGACCTCTACACCTTTAGGTGCCACAGGGGCTTCTGTTTTTGCCTCATCAGAAGAACCTGTCCCAGCGGGTAAGGTAGCGGCTGTTTGGTTACGCATTGCGGCCATTTTTGCGGCTATTGCATCCAGTCCCACACTGGCTTCTTTGACAGGGACCGTGTCCACAGGGACATTAGGTATATCATTAACAACTGTATCCATTGGATACTCCTTTTATGTTACGCTATGGGGTCTTCAGTGGTCACTTGACCTGTCTGATGACTTACCACGCGGTTCTTAAAATAAATCGCACGTTTAAGCGATTTAATGAACTCATCAATGCCAGTGAGTTGGTTGCTAATGGCAACTCTCTGACTATTTTCTTCTGCTGAATGTCCTATAATTTCAGTTAGAACATCCACACGTTCAAATCTAAACGTATGAACAAAGTACGCAAAGTCTTTGTTCTTTAATAAATTTTCTGCTTGACTGCCCATTTCCTTAACACGGTCCAATTGACTTGGAGTCATCTTTTTGATGTTGTTAAGATCAACAGTCAAGCGTTTGTTAAACGCTTCTACAACGTCATTTTCAATCATTTCAATTCCTATCCAATAAATCTATTTATGCATTAATAAGCACGAGCCTTATGTTCGCCTATTAAGGCTACACCTTCCAATTGACGTTTGGCATCGTTACCGTTCATATCAGCAATAATCTCTTGAGCACGTGCTTGATCCAACTGTGCCCCTGCTTTGTCTTTGAGATCTTTAGCAGGTGGATTTTCTTGAGCGGCTTTTTGTGCGGCTTGTGCTTTTTGTGCGGCTTGTTTGGCCATTTCAGTAACTTCATCTATTGTTACCAAGTAAGTATCAGCATCTTTAACGCCTAAAGTATACAAAGTATCTTCATATGGCTTACGCATTTTCTTAAACAGTTCAGGACTTGTAATACCTGCTTGTACAGCCTGTGCTACTTCAGCACTTAATTGTGTTTGTGTTTGTTTAATAATTTGACTGCGTTGTAGACTATTTTCTTCTGACTTCATACCCAGGGCCAGGTCAATATGAATAGTTTTACGTTCATTAAAATCCATATTGTCAAATGCTTCACCATCTAAGAAGATAGGTTTTTTTTCTGGATGGAATTCAGCGGCCAATTTCTTAACGCCATAGTCATCTGCGTGTGCAACTAGTGTACGCCATACCAACCAGATAGCATCTTTAAGACCTTCAGCACTATTCTTAACTGTGTTGTCTTGAATAATTTGATTTGGGCTTAGGGCTAAGTTTAATTTTGCTCCTGAATTACCTGGATCCATAATTTCTGGATTAAATACGTCTTGCGGACTGGTCATACCAGTCATAGCCATTTGGTCATTTTGCATACGTGTCAAGGTATTGTCCATAAATGTTGGATTACCTTGTGGCACAGGCATTGGATAGATATCTTTTGCTGGATCAAACTTTGAATCTAAAATAAAGATTGCGGCTTCACCATCTTGTATTTCTTCAAAGTCAACGCGATCAGGTTTGACGCCAATACGCGGAGTTGATTGTAATAGACCCATCATCAATTCAGCACGATAACCTGATGTCATATATTCTTGCATAGGTACTACTGATTCAGCAATACTCATACCATAAAAGTTTTGTGGCAATGGCTTTGGTACCATATTTGCCACAGGAATAAATTCTACTTCACGTGCTGAAATAACATATTGGCCTGAATAGATCAATTCAACAAGTTCCAACTCGCCATCACCATCAATGTCATAGCGATTCCATACAGTAAGCACAGTAACCTGACGTGCTTCAGGTTCTTGTGCGGCATAACCTTGGGCTGGGAGTCCATTAATAGGCACACTATCACGAGCGTGAATGGCCAGATTATTGAGGAGGCTACCAGCCTGATAAGCACCCACGTTTGAGTATTCAGCATAGATCTTAAACTCCTCCAGATCAATGTCTGGATACAATTCAGTTGCTTCTTGAATACTCATTGGTTTGTAAAAACCGCAGAATGGTTGATCTTGTATTTCAATAACTGTTGGGTCGCACATCCAATAGTGTTGTGCGATAGGGCGAAACTTGACATTAATAGTATAACCAGTTAGTTTATACTCTGCCTCATATATGGTATTGCGAGCAATGGCTTCATCCAAGGCATCTTCGCCTTCTTGTAATTGTATATTGTTTTCATCCGCAAAATCTTCAACAGGATTTTGTGCTGAATCGCCGCGAGCAATAGCACGTGAGCGATCAATACGTTGTTGAATCATTTGTTCTGCTTGATCCTGTCCAGCACCTTGTAAGAATTGTTGTGTTTCAGCAACAACTTGTTCCATATTAACGGACTTCTTACGGCGGCTGTTGCGTTTTGCGGTTAAGCCTGCTTCTTCTGCTTGTTGTTCAAATGCTTTTAATTGGTCCAAGGTACCAGACGTTGTTACATAACGTGTAACACTTTCACGCATTGGAGCAATAAGCATTTCGCCATTCTTGTGTAGGCAAGCATCCATTACCCAATGTTGTAGAATAAAGTGTGGATCATTGTTTTGATTGATCAACTTGTGAACCATATTGGTTGCTTGACGTGCGGCCGCTTCATCCGCTTCATTGTCAGCAACAAATTCAAAGTTGATTTCACCATTCTGTGCCATACCTTTAACGATCACGGAGGTAGCATAATCTACAGCAGGTTTTACCACAGGGTGAATGTAGTCAATGCCATTTACTGGTTCTGTTGACTGTGTCATTGCCAGTACAAGATAATGATAATCACTTGTACGGTTAATATTATTTTTAGTCGCTAACAAACGTAGGTTTGCCGCACACTTTTGGTCTAGCAAACTCTTCATTTTCACGAATCGTGCTAAAGAGCCAGTGTTTGTATTTAGATTACTAACTACTACGTTTTTTAGGTCTAACATTGTCTAATACCTTTGTTTATTTTATTATTTATGCCCTACTCATCTGCGGAGTAGACACGTTTCCATCCAGTTTGATTAACCATCTTCTGACGTGCTTTTTGTATCTTCATATTGTGTGCGGCGTCGCGGAAACGTTGGCTTGGACTACGACTATCATACTCTTCTGCCCAGCCATTTAAACAGCCTAACAATGCGTAACGTGCGGAATCAATACAGTCATCAGGGTCTGAGAAGCGACCCTTGTCATCTACATAGTAATTTTGACATTCGCGTAAGAATTCCACACAGTTTTCATTAACGTGTAAGGTGCCCAACTCCAACATCTGACGCATAGTGTTTATACCAAATGCCTTATGATTGGTAGTACGTCCTTGTTCATCTGGGGGATTGCGTATGGGTTCAGGATAAATGTTTAATTCATACTGTTCAAACAATTGACGTATGCTTAAACTACTCATAGTATAACGTCCCACAGTTCCACCATCAGGTGGTAGCACTATAGGACAGCCAAATACTTCTGGACGCATTAGATGTTGTACATAATTTACAGGATTGGCTTCTTCTGTGCCTTTGACTACAATCTGACGATCTAACCAGGCTTCTTGATTGTTTGGATCCCAATACATTAGACTTAATACTGTTTTGTCATTGACCAAGCCCAGGTCCAAAGCAATAATACGCAATATACCAATACTATTACGGAAATCATATGTACCTGTTTTGTATGTAGGCCAGTTGCGGATTTGGAATACTGCTCCTTTGCCCATAACAGGCACACCATTACGGCGAGCATCACGTTCGTGTGGAAGATAATCTCTTTCAAGTTGTTGTCTCGTTGCGTTTAATAAGAATGGTTCATTCCAGGGATCATATTCTGGCACATCGTCCCACGACACACGTATGTGATCATATCCGTCTTCGTGATTCCAAAACTTGCTTACAAGTCCGTTAAGACCTTTAAGCGGAGTAAACGAACACAGCACTTGTCCTTGTGTGGTAGCGGTACGTGTAACAATTTCACTAAAGAAATCGTCTGGTGGTTGTTCATCAAATACTGCCAGGTTCAATTTGAAACCCTGCATCTGACGCACTTCTTGCGTGTAGTTGGCAAACAGTAGATAACTTTTACTACCTGACACGTGACGTATTTCAACACCAATACAATTTGCTCCATCACTACGCATAGTATCAGTAACGATACAATCACGGGGAATAGCACCAGTGCCAATATGATCTCTAATTTTGACATCATTGGTGCCTAACAATTCATTTTGTAATACCAAGGCAACCTGTTGCCAACCTTCACCTGCAACCATTACGTTTACAGGTTTATCAAAACGCACACCAGGCCACCAATCAGGATAAAGTCCAGTAAGATGCATTGCGGTTTCATAACAGGTACTAACAGTTTTACCAATACGATTGGCAGCCAGGATTCCACGACGTTGGCTTGTGCCTGTGGCAAAGAAACGTAGTTGATGTTGAAATGGACGAAAATACTTTAGTTGATTGTACTCCATATCATCACGCACAGCAATAGCCAAGTCCTGGAATTTGTTTTGTACTTCGCCTGGTAAGGTCTGTATGTAAGCAGGATCAACACGATGCTGTTCGCATACGTAACGCACAGCACGACGCATCAACACGGCTGGATCAATCATTTAGAATCCTGAGCGAATTTGATTTAAAAAATATGCTGTTTCAGCAAGTTCATTAAGTTCAATGGTTGACATACGCCAGGTTTCAGGATCGCTAATATCACAGCCATCACGCTTGTCCAGGCCTGCTTGTAAGCGTTCCATAGTCAAGCGTAGGCAATGCTCTACCTGTCCTGGATACTTTTCTGCAAAGGCTTCACGATGTACACGATTGACCTTTTGCAGAATTTTGGTATCAGCGACCAAACGGTTCTGTTGTTCGCGATCACGTTCAGCGTCACGACCTGGACCATCAGTCATTACATACCCCAAGGATTGTCTAAGGCTTCACCTGGATTACCACCAATGACAAA